ATGGGATGATTACTAATACCAAATATGAAACAGGTAGAAAGATTTTTAACCCTCCTAATGTTATGGTACTAAGCAATTTTCCTCCTGAACAAGAAGAACTATCTATGGATAGATGGTCTATTAAAGATTTAGGTGAAAATAATGAAGACATGTAGTCACTCCAGCAACGAGAGATAACGGGGCCCTCGGGCACAAGGCGCTTGGCCCCGCTCTTTCTCTACTCGTGAAGACGCCTCCGGCGAAATAAAATAAATAATATAATAAATATACATTCCAGTAATTGGGTAATTTTTTCAAGTTTTAAATAAAGAATACTAAAGATCATTTAGGCATCAGTATAGTATAATTGAGTTTCTACGTTAACCTCACAACGAAATTGTGTGTTATTGATTGGCGTTCCATCAACTTGACAGACAGCGAAACATAATTGTGGCATAGAGTTAGTAGGTAAAGTAGTGTTTCCGTTGTAAAATAATTTTTTAGGGATTTTAATAGTGCGACGCCCAATGGCCATATATTGGTATCCATTTGGCATATTTTCAATAGTGCTAGGTACATTGACATCATTTATTAATGGGGATAATTTAAATGTTTTAGAATACCAGATCTTATACTCTTTCTTATTATAAGGTTCGAGCCAAGAATCAGGAGAAGAATCTAAATTGCCAGCAGTTGCGCCTTTATCTAAGATGCCGGTAGCCGATGCTTCGTCCATGGCGAAACGATGGTTAAATACAATCATACGAACAAAAAATGGCTGTCTGTATGGATTGTTACCGGCTGGGGATGCAACCGTGATATTTCTTGCACGGATTGAATATTTGAGCATTAATTTTTTAGCATGCACAATATCGCCTGTACGAGATGCATCATCTGTACCGCGAGAGATCAACGGTATAATACCGTTAGTTGTTCCAAGGCCTAAACCTGCAGCAGTATCTAAACCAGCACCTGGGACAGCAATACGATTAAAAACCTCACGAACAGCAACCTTTGTTTCAAGATTGTTATTAATAGCGCGCTTAATAGCACGTTTTACAGGAACGGAAACCTTAGCAGATGCTTTTGGTTTCACAACGACGACAGCCTTAGCCTTACGTCCGCGTTTAAGTGTGGGTCCTTGATAAAGGACACCTTTGCGAGTATATCCACCCATTTGTGTATATATAAGTTTTCTTTATATTGATTTTAGAAATAATTATTTATTTTTAAACGCATGAGCACAAAAAAAATTAATTTAATTAATAAAACATAAAAAAAAGAATATAAGGAAATCCCCATTTATAGTATTTATATTAAAATGACTAAAAATGGAGACGTTGGAGACGGGGGGAAAGGTAATACTAACCCCCGTCCTAATCAACTGAAAAAGTGGCGTTTTACTTGGAATAATTACGATTCTAGTTACCTTAAAGAATTGGAGACACGTTTTTTAGAAATTTGTTGGAAAGGTCTATACCAATCCGAAGTTGGCGAGAGTGGCACACCTCATTTACAGGGTGCGATCTGGCTCAAAGATAAAATGAGATGGTCTGAATTTAACCTGCCGAAAACAATAAATTGGCTAAGACTAGATCATGACAACGCAGCCATGGAATATTGCAGAAAAGAGACTTCCGACGGTTGGGACGGTAAGTTTCGCTGGCAGTATAACATACCAAAAAAGATCAAAATCATCGAGAATCTACATGAGTGGCAATTAGATGGAGAAAAGATATGCTTAGCCGAACCAGATGGCCGAATTGTCCATTGGTGGTATGATATAGAAGGGGGTAAAGGAAAATCTTCTTTTTGTAAATACATGGTAGTCAAACATAATGCAGTAGTGATCCAAGGAGGTAAACTAGCAGACATCATGAATATAATTTTTAACACCGATATGAACTCAGTCAACGCTGTGATTATAGACATACCAAGAACTAATAAAAATAAAGTTAGTTATGCAAGCATCGAATGCATCCTTAATGGGATGATTACTAATACCAAATATGAAACAGGTAGAAAGATTTTTAACCCTCCTAATGTTATGGTACTAAGCAATTTTCCTCCTGAACAAGAAGAACTATCTATGGATAGATGGTCTAT